CAAATCGTAATCACTCAAACCAGTGGAAACAATCCAAGTCAACCTGTTTCCAAAGCAGTTTGAAGCATTCAATTTCAAAACTCAGTTCGCAGCCGCAATCGCAGGAGTCCAAGGCGGCAAGACAACAGTCGGCGCATTCTGGGCAGGTAAGAAGATTCAGGAATTCCCCGAGGGCAACGGCATAATCGCCGCGCCAACTTACAAAATCCTCAATCAGTCAACGCTCGACAAATTCTTTACGCACTTTTCAGTTCTCCGTCCTTACTACAGACAGCAGAAAGGCGAAATCGAACTCCCGACAGGCGGCAAGATATTCATCCGCTCAATGGACGACGCCTGGGGAGCTGAGGGCATTACCGCGCATTGGGCTTGGGCTGATGAAGCCGGGCAGATGAGCAGGAATGCTTGGACAGTTCTCAGAGGCAGAGTTTCAACCACTCGCGGCCAGGTCTTCATGACCACGACCCCTTATGACTTGGGCTGGCTGTATCAGGACTTTTACATCCCATGGCAGAAAGGCTTGGACCCGGAGTTCTCAGTATTTAACTGGCGCAGTATCGACAACCCATATTTCCCTCCAGATTACTTCGAAGCAGAAAAGCGGCGCCTCAGCCCCGAAGAGTTCTCAAGACGCTACGAAGGGCTGTTTACGAAGCTTGAGGGGCTTGTCTACGACCTGCCAGCAGACCAGATTATTGACCCGGTTCCGCTTGCAAGCCTGAACATCAAGGACATCATCTACGGACTGGACTTCGGATTTCACAACCCGGCCGCAGGACTCGCGCTGGTCATCACGGCAGACAACCTCGTTTATGTGGTTGATGACAGCATTTACACCTCAGGGCTGACACAGGACGATTTAGAGGACAGGCTCCGCACACTCAGGCAGCAAATCCCTTTTACATACACATACCCCGACCCGGCAGAACCAGACCGCATATTGTCGATGAAGCGCAAGGGCTTTTATGTCCGCGCAGTTGATAAGAATGTCGAGCTGGGCATCAACGCCGTCCGCGAGCTGGTCCGCAAGAAGCAGTTATTCGTTTTCAAGACCTGCCGCAATTTCCTTGATGAAATCAACTCGTATCACTACGACCCGAACAAGTTGAAAGAAGACCCGGTCAAAGACAAAGACCATCTTATGGACGCGCTCCGTTACGCAATTTACAACCACCACCCGAAGCCCGCGCCAGCTTTTGACCTCAAGGTCACAGGAGGCGTGAAACCTTACATCCCAGGCCTCGGCTAATCAATTTCAATGGCAATACACATCAACACAGAATTTTTAAAAGACAAACTCCACCGCAATAAGCAAGGCGATTTCGATTTTCAACGCCGCAGACATCCACAGTGGACCGAGAATTACGAGCTTTACCGCGACACCGTAATCGTCAACCGACTGACCCAGCGCCAGAGTGTCAACATTCCGCTGATGAAAGAGACCGTCAAGACAATCCTTGCCGGCATTGATGACGATTCCAAGATTGAATACGAGGAACTGGACAACGACGAGCAGAAGCAGATTTTCTTCAACGAATATTGGACGTGGACCGCAGACCAGAACAAACTCGAACTCAAAGACGTTGTGGATAAGAAGCAGGTTTTGCTTTATGGACGCAGCTTTTGGAAGATGAACATTGTTGACGGCGCATTTTACAGCGAGGTCATCGACCCGCAAGACATTCTCGTTGACCGCTACTGTGACCCGACAGACATCGAGACCGCCCAGCACCTTATACACCAGCATATTTTCCGCAACTTAAAAGACGTTCAGAACAATCCGCTCTACGACCAACAAGCCGTCCAGCGTATCGGTATGCAGTACGCCACAGAAGGCGGCCTTATCAAAGCCGCTGAGAACACTCAGTCCATGATTGAGAAGAACCAGCGCATGAAGGATATGGGCGACGTTTACGCCGATTTCCCAGAAGTGGGCGAAACGATTATCGAACTGAACGAGCATTATGTGAAACTTTGGGACGAAGAGAAGAAAGAATTTGTCCTGCACCTCGTCACAATGGCCGACCAAGAGATTTTACTCAATAAGCCACTCAAGGAAATCCTGAACATCGACTTCTTTCCTTTTGTTACTTGGGCAGACGACCTCGAACGCACGGATTTTTGGTCTGACGCTTGGGGCGATGTCGTCAGAACCCCTAACAAGATTCTGAACGCATACTTCTCCCAGATGGTTGAGAATCGGACAATGCGCAACTTCGGTATGAATTATTACGATTCGACCATGCAAGGCTTCGTACCGCAATCCTTTGAACCGCAGCCGTGGGGCTGGGTTCCAATTCCTGTACCAGAAGGCAAGAAGATTGCCGATGTATTCCAGAAAGTTGACATTCCAGACTTGGGACGAGATTCCCTTGATGAAATGCAATTCATCATTGACCTCGTGGAACGCGCAACCGCTGCCACAGATATTCAGAAAGGCGAGCCGAACAAAGACGAGATAACGCTTGGCGAAGTGAAACTCCTGGCAGCTAACGCGCAACAGCGCATTTCCTCAATGTCCAAGTTCTACCGTCAGGCCCGCAGAGAGTTTGGCGACAAGTGGCAGCGCATGGTCACGGCGAACTCTGACAAGTTGAAACCCGTCAAAGTCTTCAAGAAATCATACAAAGGCAAGATGTTCTCTCAGGACATCAGCCCGAAGGACTGGAAGAGCGAAGTCGGATACAACGTCCGGGTCGTGAACTCCTCAGAACAGGACCAGAAGAACCTTGACACCGTTCAGAAACTTGGAGCGATTAAGCAGCTTTACCCACACAATATTCCTTTAGCCAGAATTCTTGAAGAGAAATTGCTTGATGTCGCCAATGTCTCACCAGAGCAGAAGAAAGAAGTCATGGACTTTGAGAAACAGGCAGCGAAACAGGCGCAAGCGCAAGCGCAGCCGGGGCAGACAGCACCGTCAGTATCAATCAGCTTCAAAGACCTGCCGCCAGCCGGCAAAATTCAGGCAGCCAAGGAAGCCGGTATTAATCTCGGCCCTCAAGACTTTGGACAGGCCCCGCAACAGCCGCAACCCGGCCAAGCGCCTAATCCGGCACAGCAGCCACAAGCAGTAACATCACCACCACAACCAACATATGCTTAATATCACATCACTTTTAGAAAAACAGGGTCTCAAGTTGGAAGAACTCAATTCTTCCGAGCAACAGACGCTTGAGAAATGGAGCAAGGCGTGGCAGCAGCAGGAAATGTCCGTGCCGAAGATAAAGGAGCTGCTTGACCAGTTGATTGAAGGAACTCAGAAAGAACTCGCTGACCTCAAGGAATCAACCTCCTTTTGGTCCTGGCTCTTTAACAGGAAGAAAGACATTTTTGTAAAAGCGCGGCTCCGAAATTATCTGACACTTAGGGATTTCGTAACGGGACCCGAACGAGCGCGCAAATTTATCGAAGAAAACCTTAAAAACATTAACAACAAATAACCATGAATGATTTAGCACAAGAACTCAACAGCGACGAGCGCGAAGGCTTGGAAAAGCTTTTGGCGATGGACGTTAACGACATGCGCGATACGCACATCGACGCCATCAAAGCCCGCACCATGTACCTGAAAGACGAAACCAAGGCACGTTTCCCATTTCTAACGGAGCCCAAGCAAGTGAGCAAGGTCAAGAAGCCTGCTCCACTCGACCAAGAGCAAGACGGTGACGGCAAATAAGACTGAGAGGATTACGAAGACCCTGAAGATGATGAATTCCGTTTTACTGAAGAAATCTTCGAGTTTGTCACGATTCGACATTGTTCCTCCCACAGAAAGTAAAAATCTTTCATTGGGAGGACCCGTTGTATTCAAAGTCTATGCCACTATTCGTACCAAGTCAATTCCAAGTTTTTTAACCGCCTAACCCGTTGAAAACGGACGGCATAAACACAAATGACAACCCCGCAAACCCCGGACACCGGGACGCAAAAACCGGCAGAGGTCACGCCGCAAGAAGACCTAAACGAGTCTGAGCAGCTTTTAGCCGACGCGCAAGCGCGTATCGAGCGAGAAGCACAAGAGCTTTTGGAACCCGGCACGGTCGTGCCAGAGCCTCCACAAGACCCGGCCCCTCAGCCTCAAGAACCCCAGCAACCGATAACTCCGGAACCACAGCCGGAACCACCCACACCTCACGCACCAGACTTCCAGGAGAAATTCAGGCAGTCATCCCGTGAGGCACAGAACTTGATTGCCAAAAACAATCAGGCTCAGGCTCGAATCGACCAACTCACGAACATTAACATTACCGAAAACGAACTGCGTTCCCTCTATCCCGATTGGGACACGATGAACGACATCGAGAAACGAGCGTTTAAGGAGACTGCCCTCGCAAACAAAAAAGCGAATCAAGCGATGAATCTCGTCCTTGACCTAACTGAAAAGAATGCCTGGGAAACAGACTTCGCGAAGACCCTGAAAGCAAACCCGGCACTCGCTGGACGCGAACAGACTTTCAAGGAATACTGTTACAAGCCTTCCCACAAGACCGTTCCCATTGATGTCCTCGTTAAGTCCTTTCTGTTCGACTTCCCCGCGACACCAGCAGCCCCAGCGCCGACACCAGGCCTCGAAAGAGGTTCAGGCGGTCCGCGAGGTGGCGAAGGTAACGGCGAAATAACAGAGGACCAATTGGCACAAATCCGCGTTTCAGACCCGAAGCGCTATCGCCAAATTCTCATGACAGAAATCAGGAAAGAGAAACGCAAATAGTTTTCGCAGAAATCTTCAGCAACAATGGCATCATACGCAACGAAGTTAGCTGAAGCCTTTTCCAAAGAGACCGTCAAAATTTATTACCAGCAATCGGTAATAAACATGATTGCCAATCGCAATTATGAAGGCGAAATCAAAGACGCCACTTCCAAGTTGAACGTTTTGACCTTTTCCAAGGTGAAAATGAAAAACTACACTGGCGTTCCCATGTCTCCAGACTCCATTAGTGAATCGAACGCTCAGATAGTCACTGACCAGCAAAAGGCTTACTACTTCAAAATTCCATCCCTCGCAAAATTCCAGTCCTACATCAAGAATCCCGAATCAACAATTCTTGAGCAGTCAGGCAACGAATTGCAGGAAGTCATAGACAACTACGGCTTATCCCTTTACAACAAGACCGCAGCAGGAAACCGCAGCGGCACAAATTACACAACCGGCACCGTGACCGTTGATTCCAGCGGAAACGTCACCGGCTCCGGAACCACATTCACCGCCTCAATGGTCGGTCGTGGCTTCCAGGCATCAGGCCAAACCTCTTGGTACAGAGTTAAGACCTTCACATCGACCACAGTAATCGTCATCGAAGACGACTTGGACGATGTCGCGTCTCAATACACAGGTGGCGCAGTAGCAGGTGGAACAGCTTACACAATCGAAGCCGCAACTCCTGTCGCTCTGACTGCTTCCACTATTTACGCCAAATTCCTGGACGTAAAGCAGAGATTGGACGCAGCCAAAATTCCTAAGAAAGACCGCTTCATTGTCGTTTCAAGCAAAATTGAAGCAATGTTGCTTCAATCAACTCAATTGGTTACTCCAGTTGACGCTTCTTACGCAGATGTCGTAATCGACGGCGTAATTGGCAAAGTGGCCGGCATGATTGTCGTCAGCTCCGAACAGGTAGCAGGTGACAACACCAACGGCTTCCACGTCATTGCAGCTCACAAGAGCTGGTTGACCTTCGCAGAAGGCTTCGTCGAAACAGGCATCGAGCCATTGTTCGGCGACTTCGGTCAGGCATACAAGGGCTTAACCGTCTTCGGCGGCAAAGTCATTGACGAACGCAGAAAAGCCGGAGCAGAACTCTTCTGTACCGCATAACCCTCTGATTATTAATTTCTAAACTCACATGGCAAGAACAAGAGTATTTCAGGGCCCGAACTCAATGGGCGGCCTGAATTCCTTTCTGGACACAAATCAGAGAGAGCTATGCAACATGCTGTTCAACTCCGGAGCCCTGGCAATCCACGGCTCAGCCTCAGCACTTGCAAAGTTCGTGAACACTCTCAAATACATGGTTGACGGTGTTTATTGCAGCAAGGCCGCAGCAGACTGCGCAGCCCTCGCGGGTACTGTTACGAACGCCAAATTCAACGTTTTCGTCTTTTCAATCGACGCA